GATTTCCGAGATGAGCAGAAAATCCCCGAAAGCTACTGGACGGTTCTTTCTGGGGAATGGGATGTGTGGCAGGAGGATTTGCCCTACGGCGATACGAGTCGACCGTACTCTCAGCTTGAAGGTTACGGTCAGCTTGCGTGGAATTATGATGGTTTTTCCGATATCCATCTGAGGGCGCAAATTATCTTCCCGGAGGACGGTGGCGGCAAAGCGGGAATTTTCCTTGGTTCATTGTTCTGCTGTTACAACTATGACAGCCAGTGCATTGAACTGTATGAGGGTTCCACGCTGAAAGGCAGCTATGCCACCAGCTTTTCCAAAACAGCAAAGGCAGACCTGCGCAGCAATCCGAATGTCTACACCATTGAAATGCGTAAGCGTGGCAGTAAGGTGCGTGTATATTCCTCTGCATCCAACACGCTGCGATTTACTGCAACGGTCAGTGATGTCAGCGGTTATGCAGGCATACGCTCCGATAACAAAGTAAACTGTCAGTTGCTCCGCTTGGGAGATGCATGGACCTATGAGCCTTATGAGAGGTTCGATGTGGTGATGCCGGACGGAACGGAAACCTCCTACGGCAGAATTGAGCGTAGCAACTGCACATGGGATGAGGAATTTCAGGTGTTTACGCTGACCTCCGATGTGGAGGAATCGTCCACCAGAAGCGAAAGCATCTCTCTGGACTATGAGTTTTACCACTCGGACATCATGGCGTTGGAGTGTGGGAACGACTACACGGCAACAATCGTCCCAAGGGACATTAACATCTGGATTTCCAGACTGTTCCTTGGGGACTCAGATGGCTTTTCCATTCTGTATTATCAGGATGTGGACAGCCTGATCTATTGGGCGAATCAGGCGGCATACCGCTGGAAGCTGCGAGGGATGTGTATGTGGTCCCTTGGGCAGGAGGATATGCGAGTCTGGGAGTGGCTGCCCAAACAAACTGAATAACGGCTTTAAGGGTATCTGCCAATGTGGTAGGTGCCCTTTTTGCATACAAAAATTTAAGAAAGCGAGGATTTTATTATGAAGGAATTTTGGACAACTATCCAGTTCGTCTTTGCTGGCATTGGCGGCTGGCTCGGCTACTTCTTAGGAGGCTGTGACGGACTTCTGTACGCACTGCTTGCCTTCGTGGTGGTGGATTATCTCACCGGCGTTATGTGCGCCATCGTGGACAAGAACCTGTCCAGCTCCGTCGGCTTCAAGGGCATCTGCCGCAAGGTGCTGATTTTCACTTTGGTGGGCATCGCACACATCTTGGATGCCAACGTCATCGGTGACGGTAGCGTACTCAGAACAGCGGTTATTTTCTTCTATCTTTCCAATGAAGGTGTATCTCTTCTGGAGAATGCGGCACACCTTGGCCTGCCTATCCCGGAAAAGTTAAAGGACATCTTGGAACAGCTCCACGACCGAGCTGAAAACACAGAAAGCGAGGATAAATAATATGAAGTTGGTTGAATCGATTTTGACAAAGAACCCGTGCTATAAGGCCGGGAAGAAAATCACCGTAAAGGGTCTAATGCTCCACTCCGTTGGCTGTCCTCAGCCCAGCGCTGCGGTTTTCATTAAGAACTGGAACAGCGAAAGCTACGACCGTGCCTGCGTTCACGGCTTCATTGATGGCAATGACGGCACTGTCTACCAGACCTTGCCTTGGAACCATCGTGGCTGGCATGGTGGCGGCAGCTCCAACAACACCCACATCGGCGTGGAGATGTGTGAGCCTGCCTGCATCAAGTACACCGGCGGCGCTACCTTTACCTGCTCCGATACGGCAACTGCAAAGGATGTGGCCAAGCGCACCTATGAGACGGCTGTGGAATTGTTTGCATTTCTCTGCAAGGAATACAACCTTGACCCGACCGCTGATGGCGTGATCATCAGCCATGCAGAAGGTTACAAGCGTGGTATAGCCAGCAATCACGGTGACCCGGAACATCTCTGGAAGCAGCTGAACACCGGCTACACAATGGATGGTTTCCGACAGGCAGTCAAAGCTGCTATGGGAACCGAGACTGCGCAGCCGGAAAACGACACTGCCAGCTATCCTGAAAAGCTGACCTCTGGTTATTACCGTGTGCGTAAAACTTGGAAGGACAGTAAGTCCCAGCTGGGCGCTTACCGTGTTCTGGCCAACGCAAAGGCAAAGGCCGATGAAAACACAGGCTATTCCGTTTTCGACAATGACGGGAATGTGGTCTACGCTCCTTCTGCTGCCAAGACGGAAGTAAAAACCGAGACTGCTACATTTGAACCTTACCGTGTCCGCATCGGCATCGCCAATCTGAACATCCGTAAAGGTCCCGGTACCAACTACAACAAAACCGGCCTGTTCACCGGAGTTGGTGTATTCACCATCGTTGCGGAATCGGATGGCGAAGGTGCTACCAAATGGGGCAAGCTGAAATCCGGCTCTGGCTGGATCTCCCTTGACTACGCAAAAATCATATAATCTATGCAGGGTCTGTTGGATTTCTTCCGGCAGGCCCTGTTTTTTTATGCCTAAGTTCGTCAAAACGGCTCTCCCATCTCCAAAAGGGAGTGAGGATAACCCTTTGGGACCTCAGAAATGGAGGTCGCTATGACAAACGAACAGAAACAGCAAATTATAAAATTACGACAGGACGGATACGGATATGCTACCATCGCTTCCTCTCTGGGCCTGACGAAAAACCAAGTGTCTGCCTTCTGCCGCAGAAGCAATCTGACCGGCACCAAAGCGGCTGTGCATATAGAAGAAAAGCCGGAGCCGAACTGCTGCCGTAACTGCGGCAAGCCTCTGACTCAGACACCGGGACGCAAGCCTGTGAAGTTCTGCTGCAATGACTGCCGCACTCACTGGTGGAATACCCATCTGGACAAGGTCAACCGCAAAGCCTTTTATTCCTTCACCTGCGCCTGCTGTGGGAAACCTTTCACGGCCTACGGGAATAGCCACAGGAAATACTGCTCCCACGACTGCTACATCGTGGACCGCTTCAAAGGTGGTGATCGCCATGACTGAGGAGCAATTCGAGCGTGAAAAATTGTATCAGGCCAGCATGAATCTCTTTAAAAGTATGCTGGAAAAGGGCCTCATCACAGAGGAGCAATACGCCATAATTGATACAAAAATGCTGGAAAAATACAGGCCATTATTGGGTACATTATTCGCAGAAATAACTTGATAATAATCGCTTTTAGAGTGATATATAGTAGCGGAAAGGAGCTGATTTTATGCGAAAAATCAATAAAATAGAGCCATTGATGCCTGCGCTGCCGACCCGCAAAAAGGTCGCTGCCTATGCCAGAGTTTCAATGGAAAGTAAACGCCTCCAGCACTCTTTATCAGCTCAGGTCAGCTACTACAGCGAACTGATACAGAGTAATCCGGAATGGGAATATGCTGGTGTGTATGCTGATGATGGCATCACAGGCACTAAGACAAACCGAGAAGAATTTCAGAGACTGCTTGCTGACTGCGAGGCCGGGAAAATCGACATTATTCTTACCAAGTCCATCTCCCGCTTTGCCAGAAATACAGTAGACCTTTTGGAGACCGTCCGCCACTTAAAAGAGCTGGGCATTGAGGTCCGCTTTGAAAAAGAGCGCATCAATTCCTTGTCCGGCGATGGCGAGGTCATGCTGACGCTGCTGGCCTCCTTTGCACAGGAAGAAATCATCAGCCTTAGCAACAATGTAAAATGGGGAATCAGAAAGCGCATGGAGCAAGGCATCCCCAACGGCCACTTTAGAGTGTACGGCTACCGCTGGGAAGGCGACCAGCTGGTCATTGTCCCGGAGGAAGCAGCCATTGTTCGACGCATCTTCCAGAACTTCCTTGATGGCAAGTCCCGCCTTGAGACCGAGCGAGAATTTGCCGCAGAAGGCATCACCACCAGAGACGGATGCCGCTGGGTGGATTCTAACCTGAAGGTGGTTCTCACCAATATAACCTACACCGGCAATCTGCTCCTACAGAAGGAATATGTGGAAGACCCTCTCACCAAAAAACGCAAAAAGAACCGTGGCGAGCTGCCGCAGTTCTATGTTGAGGACACCCACGAAGCCATCATCGACAAAGAGACCTTTGACTATGTGCAGGCTGAAATGGCAAGACGCAAGGAGCTGGGCGCTTTCGCAAACAAATCCCTGAACATTACCTGTTTTACTAGCAAACTCAAATGCAGCCGCTGCGGATGCAGTTATGTGCGCAATCAAAGAGCCAACCGCACCAAGCACACTTCCACCTACGATGATACGATTGTCGTTTGGGGATGCGGCACTCAGAAGAAAAAAGGTGGTCGCTGCTCCAACAAGGACATTCCGGAGCGTGTGCTGCGAGAAGCCTGCGCTGCTGCACTGGTTCTTGAGGACTTCGACGAGGATATTTTCCTTGAGCGTGTGGACACCCTTCAGGTGCTGGACGGTCAGGTTCTGGAGTTCCACTTCTACGACGGCACCGTTTCCCAGATTGAATGGGTATCCACAGCCAAGAAGGATTGCTGGACGGATGAACACAAAGACCGCCAGCGTGAGTGGATGCGCAACTACATGGCGAACGCTACAGATGGCCGCTATTCGGAATTTACCACCAGAATCCGCTGTAATAACTGCGGCAGCAACTTCCGCAGGAATACGCAACCCAGCAAGTCAGCCGACGGCGGCAAGATGCATTATTGGCGCTGCCCGACTTCCGGCGACTGCGTTACTACCGGCATTCGTGAGGACAGGCTCAAGGAACTGACCGCTTCGGTGATGGGGCTTTCCGAACACGATGCGGAAGCCTTCAAAGCACAGATCGAGTACATTTCGGTCGCTGCCGGTATGGTTCTGACCTTCCACTTCTTTGATGGCCGGGAAGAAAGTCTCCAGTACAATACCAAACGCCAAGGCACAGCATGGACACCGGAGCGCCGTGAGAAATTCAAATCTTCTATGCAAGGCAAATATACCGAGGAGCGCCGACAGGCCATGAGCGAAAATATGAAACGGATAAGGAGTGAGAAACATTGGTCGTCCAAAAGAAAGTAACCACAATACCGGCGACGCTGACCAGATTTACAGCAACGCCAATCAACCAGCAGAAAAAGCGCCGTGTGGCCGGATACGCCCGTGTTTCCACCGACCACGATGACCAGTTCACCAGCTACGCTGCGCAGGTTGATTATTACACCAACTACATCAAAGGGCGTGACGATTGGGAGTTTGTCGATGTTTATACCGACGAAGGTATATCCGGAACCAGCACCAAGCGTCGTGAAGGCTTCAAGCGCATGGTCGCCGACGCTCTGGACGGAAAGATTGACCTGATTGTCACTAAGTCGGTCAGCCGATTTGCCCGTAACACCGTCGACAGCCTGACTACCATTCGACAGCTCAAGGAAAAAGGCATCGAGGTCTATTTTGAAAAAGAAAACATCTGGACCTTTGATGGCAAGGGCGAACTGCTCTTGACCATCATGTCCTCACTGGCGCAGGAAGAAAGCCGCAGCATTTCTGAGAACTGCACTTGGGGCCAGAGAAAACGCTTTGCAGACGGTAAGGTCACGGTTCCATTCAACCGCTTCCTTGGCTACGACCGTGGCCCGGACGGAAATCTGGTAGTCAACCCGGAGCAGGCAGTTATCGTGCAGCGCATTTACGCCATGTTCCTGCAGGGAATAAGCTACCACGGCATCGCCAAACAACTGACCGCCGACGGAATTCCTACACCCGGCGGCAAGAATAAATGGAGCATTTCCACTATCCGCAGCATTCTCAGCAACGAGAAGTACAAAGGCGATGCACTTCTGCAGAAGTCCTACACCGTGGATTTCCTGACCAAAAAGACCAAAGTCAACGAGGGCGAAATCCCACAATACTATGTAGAAAAAAACCACGAAGCCATTATTTCACCAGACGTTTTCGCAATGGTCCAGCGTGAAATGGCCAAGCGTGGCCGTGGCAAGAATTATCACAGCAGCGTACACGCATTCTCCTCCCAGATCCGCTGCGGTCAGTGCGGATGCTGGTACGGTTCAAAGGTCTGGCACTCCAACAGCAAATACCGCAAGACCGTCTGGCAGTGCAATCACAAATTCGACAACGATGAACATTGCACCACGCCGCATCTGACGGATGAGGACATCCAGAACGCTTTCCTGTCGGCGGCAAACAAGCTGCTGGCCACCAAAGACGAGGTCATCGCCAACGGTCACGAGATGGTGGAACTGCTCTTTGACACTTCCGAGCTGGAAACGGAACAGGCCACCTTGCTGGAAGAAACGCAGCTGATTTCGGATATGGTACAGCAGAGCATTTACAAGAATGCCCATGTTGCCCTCGACCAAGCGGAATACCAGAAACGCTATGACAGCCTGACGCACCGATTCGATACTGCAAAGGAGCGCTTGGAGACGGTCATGGCCCAGATCCAACAGATGCAGCTGCAACGAGCCGACATTGAAGCCTTCCTCCAGTCCTTTACGGAACTGCCGGACACACTCACCGAGTTTAGCGCTGAAAACTGGCATGCGCTGGTGGATTACGCCACCGTCTACAGTGCAGACGATATCCGCATCACCTTCAAACACGGTCAGGAAATAAAGGCATAATCCCATAGAAGCAGAAACGCCTCACCACTGGATTTGATTCCGGCGGCGAGGCGCTTTTGTTATTTTTTTACTCTTCTTGTCACTTAATAGCCCATTTTTTTAAGGATCTTGTCCGTTTCTTCAAACTCGTCTTCCGTGCTGTTCTGCCATGTTGAATCATTACAATATCTGCAATACATGGCTTTTCTATCCCTCATTCTATGGCAATATGGACATTCAACCACATCGTCTTCTCCCGTTTCCACAGATGTTCGATGAGCGCAAATGGAGCAATAAATAGTGTCTCCTTCATCCCACAAGGTGCTTTCATCTGTATTTCCACAATTTGCGCACCTCATACCGTCTTCATCCGGGAGATATGTATAGCTGATATCATTATCATCGTCAGAAGACTGCGACGCAAGATATACGGTGCCAACAACAGCCGCTGCAACACCCACAACTTTACCTGCAGTTTTTAGCCACTCTTTTGCTTTTTCCTTTCGTGCCATTTTACATTCAATACATAATGTTCCGTCATGGTCCGGGATAACCTT